CAGAGCGCGGCAATCCAGCCTACCCCCAAGCCGATCAGAAACGCAGTGATGATGGCGGCGATGGTGTAACGGCGCGACACACATTCTGTGCCTTAATTGGGCGCGACGGCCTTCGCTTCCTCGAGCTTCTCCGCGATCCCCGCCGGATCGTACAGCTTGATCATCGCCCCGATCTTCGGCTGGCGCGGATCCACCTCAATCGGATGGTGGCAGATCACCATCACGCGAGTCGGTCGCATCTCGGACTGACCCCCGCGAAGCCCAGTGATAATGCCCCCTTCAGCCACTTCCGCGATCCGTCCGAAGATCAGCGGACGCTCCAGCTGCAAGGCCACCAGGTCGCCTTCCTTGAGCTCGTTTCCCATGATGTCTGTGACCATTCCCAACCCTCCTCACCACTGTCGCGGCGGCGGCTTCAGTCTCCCCCAGCGATCCTGTGGACCTGAAGCGTGTTCCCAGATATTACGCAGCCAGCGGCGGGGCAGCTGCGACGGGTTGATATTTTCCGACTTGGCGCGGTTGACCAGCCAGCCGGTGAAGATCTCCAAAGTCACTGCTTTGTTGCTTTTGAGTAGGACTTCCAGCGCCCGGTGGTCGAGGTATTCCCAGGGGCAATCCGGCTGGCCGGGATTCTGGCCGCGCCAGAACTGCATCACCTGGTCCCGAAATGGTTCGTATCGCTCATCCGCGCTTATCGGCAGCGCGTCCTGACCCGTGTCCCTGCGTCTGCTGGCCCTGGTGCGCTGGGGTACACCCTTACCGGCCCCGCCGAACGCGCCTCGCGTCAGATTTGAGCTTTTGATGGCGTCCACGATCTCGTCCACCACCGACCGGAGGAATCCGGTGGGGGGTTTGGGGGGTATACAGACCCCAACGTTAGAGCCAAAACCTAACGTAGTACCTGGGGGGATATATAAGGGGGGGGAAGCCGCGCCGACCGCCATGCTTGGAGATGACCGGAATTTGGCCCACCTGGCCTTCGCCGCTTTTGACGCTTTCTCACTTCTTTTCCTAGCGTTACCCAACCAACGCTGCAACTTATCTGAATGCAAAAGCGATGCCACAGGTGTGCTCCCAGAAGTGCTCGCGTGCTCTAGCGTACTTGGGTCTATGCCCCTAGCTTTTGCCCATCGCACCTGTGCCGCCCAACTGGCTTTGGCTTTAGCGCGTGCCCGTTTTTGCAGCCAGTCATCGGCCAGCGAAAACACATAATCAGCCGTTGCATCAGGGGTTAGAAGTTGGATCTTCCGCATGAATCGCCCAACGTTCAAAGGCATCCAGAGATCGAGCGTAGCCGCACTAGCGCCACATTGCATGGCGTACTCCAACTGGGGACGAGTGTGCTCTGGGCAATTCAGCTTTGCCTGCCAACAAACGACGTACTCCGCAGGCTAAAAATCAGGGTATATCGCTGAAAAAAAGAGCATTCAGCAAAAAAATTCCGAATTGTCCAAGTGGGGTTTTTTTGATTCCGCTATGCTGCGGATTCACTGCACAACAACGAATCTTGCGATTCCCTCACCTGGACCCCCCTCCGGTCAATCCCGAAAATTAGGCGAAGATCCAGGCGAAAACTAGGCGAAGACGTGGGCGAAAGACAGGCGAAACCCCTCTTGCATTCCCCTCGGAAAAGGCGGAAATTGGCCTCACGGATCCCAATCCTGGGACCGCGTTCCATGAGGAGGAAATTCCCATGAGCAGCATCGCAATCAACCGGGCAGCAGCAGCATTGCCTCTCCCCGGCCTCGTCACCACTGCGCAGATCTTCGCGCTCGCATCGAACGCCCTGCTTCCTGCCGTCGTCTCCGCGCCAGGCAAGTACGCCATCGAACAAAAACGATTCCGAGTGCGCGGCGAGGGCAACGCCTTCGTCTCCGTCAACACCACCACCGTCAAACCCACGCTCTATGGTGCCCTGGTCGTTCCGGCCAGCCCGCTCGTCGCCGCGAACTGGACCGTCCTCGCTGCCGGTGCTGCGGTCGCCATTGCCACCACCACCCTCACCTGTCCCTGGTGGATCGAAGCGGATCTGATCTTCGATTCAGTCGGCGGATTTCTCCAGGGAATCTGGAATCAGATCGTCAACAACACCTACGCCGCCCCCGCCGCCATTGGGAATCAATTGAGCGGCATCAACGGATCGAATCAAAACGCCACGCAGAATGCGGTCGTGATTCCTCCTGCGGATCCTGTCGTCCAGTTTGCGGTCGGCCTCACCTTCAGCGTGGCCAACGCACTCAACGGAGGCAATCTCTCCAATTTTGAGTTAGGATTCTAGTTCAGAAATATCCTCCCAGCGGCTCGTTCGTCCCCGCGCTGCGGTATTGACGGGAGATATACATGGCAAAGACCCACGATAGCGTCCGTAAAGCCCTGGGAAAGACCAAAGGCAAGCTTCACTCGCACTCGGTGAAGTACACTCGCGCCGACAATGGCGGCATCCACGCGCACGTCGAACGGCACACCTCTGCCGGTCACCACCACGATGAACATCACGTTCTGAATGGCCCCGACGAAGCTGCCGAACATCTCCAACAACACATGGGCGATCAACCTGCTGCTGGCCAATTGACCCCTCCTGACGCCGTGCCGCCGCCCGAGGCCGCAGCCGGTGGCGATCCCGCAGCAGCAGCTGGTGGCGCAGGCCAAATTCCAGGGATGTGATGGATCCGAACCTCATCGACATAGCGCGGATCCCCGACGACGACAACTATCGCGAGTACCTGGCCTGGCGCATGCAGACCGACCTGTTCTGGCTCGCCAAGTACGTTCTCGGCTACTCCAAACTTTCCGAAGAATGGCACCGGCCCGTCTGCCAGGTGTTCGTGCAGAAGGATCCCAGCAAACCTTTCGAGGAGCAGAGCCCCAACGTGCGACGGCGCATGGTCATGATGCCGCGCAAGACCTACAAGACCACAATTAACATCGCCGACACCGTGCAGTGGATCATCGGCTTCCCCGAAATTGCCATCATGGCCATGACCGCATCGAACTCGCCGGATTCTCCCCTGGCCGATGCGTTCGTGGCCGAGGTGGCCTCGCACTTTCTCTGCTACGACGGCATGCCGAAAAAGCCCCTGCATCTCTGCTTTCCTGATCACATCCTGCTCAAACATCCCAAGGCCGGGGAGTTCACCACCCCCGCCCGCACCCGCTTCAATCGCCACCCCACGCTCAAAGGGGTCAGCATCGAACAGTCGTTGTCAGGCTGGCATCCGCTGATCATCAAGAGCGAAGACGTGCAGGACAACCGCAATTCTCAGACCGCATTTTCTCTCCGCAAAGTGCGCCAGAATTTTTACATCAATCTCAAAATGTTGGGCGAGGAAGGCCTGCTCGATCTCACCGGCACCCGCTACGGGCCGATGGATCTCTACGGCGACATGATCGCCAAGGCGGGCGAGGAAACCATTGTCCACTGGAAGCCCGCGTATATACGCAAGCCATACGCGATGAAGCTCGAGGATGACGAGCTCACCGAAGAGGATGTGATCCTGCAATTCCCGCAGCAACTCAGCTGGCACTTCCTGCGCGAAGAGAAAAATCTCGACGAGTCGAGTTTTTGGACGCAGTACATGAATGTCGCCGAGGGCAACTTCAAATCGACGTTCCCCATGGAGAGGTTGCAGGCGGCGAAGGTGAGCGAGGACGTGAACGAACACGACGGCAAAGTTCATGTGGCGTGGCGCATGGAATATGCCGACTGCAAAAGCGCGGCGGGTGCGGTGGGCATCGAGCGCGACGGCAGAATGACGATTGTGGAAGTTGTCAGAGGCGTGTTCGCTCCCACCTCGCTCGCCAAGCGGGTGGTCACCATGTGCAAGCGATGGGATGCCCATCGCGTGGAGATCGAGGACACTCCGGGTGCGCAGTCGATGTCCACCCACATTCGCAACGAGGCCATCGAGCAGGAGTGGCGCGTCGATGTCAGCTGGGGCACCTTCTTGCAGGACGAGACGGCGCGATCTCTCTCGATCAAGAGCGCCGAGCCCCATCTGCTCGCCGGTCGGCTGCTGTTCGCCGATGGCATCACCAATGTGCAGGAAGTCTTCCGCCAGCTGCATCACTTCGGGCTGGTGGAAGAGTACGAAGTCGCGAGCGTGATCTCGCGCCTGGCCGCGAAACTCCCCGCCTCGATTGCGGCCAAGGGCTTTGAGCCATCCGACGAAGAGGCCTTCACCCAGTACGTGAGTCAGGACGCTTACAACCGCGTGTACGGTCGCGGTCGCTACACCGAACCCGAACCGCAGCCGGAGCCAGAGCAGGAGTGGATGCCAATGCAGCATGACGAACTCTCGGACTGGATGCCTGGATTGAGTGGATGATCGACAACCCCAAACGAACAGGAGAATTTTATGACGCCAAAGAAAGATGCCGCCCCCGCTACGGTGGCCTTCCACGGTTTGATTGAACCCGATGGCGGTGGTGCGTCCTTCACTGCGAAGGTCACAGCCTACGCGCCTGCCGAGCCCTCAGATATCCCGCCCAATTCTCCCGGCCTGCCGCCTCCCACCGACTGGGGCCCAGGTGGCCCTCCGCATCCCGCGTTCCCCATCTGGGGTGGCCCCGGTTCGAACTTCCCTGACCGGCCAGGCTATCCGCCTGTGGTCGGCGGCGGTCCCATCATCCCCCCGCCACCCGAGCACCCCAATATTCCCGAGCACCCGGTCTGGGGCCCGCCTGGGATCCATTGGCCTGGTGGCCCCGGATATCCGCCATGGGCTGGCAATGAACTGCCGGTTCCGCCCATCATCATCGTCGATCCCCCGACAGGGTTGGATCTGCCGAAGCCGTCGCATCCCATCAACCTTCCACCTCCTGGCCAGCCGCCGCCGGGAACCTACTGGGCCCTGGTCTACGTCTACACCGTGGGCTGGATCTGGGTGCTGCTCCCGAGCGGTCCCACTGCTGGTGGGGCCTCATCACCGCGCAGGTAGAAAACCACCGGCCCGCGTCCTCCAGGGCGCGGGCCAATGGTGACAAGATGCTCGAGACGTTTCTTCACAAACCGAGCCACTGCCCCAACTGCAAGGAGCTCCTCACCGCATCGGAGGAGACGAGAGAAGGTGGCCGAGAGGGTCAACCGGAGCCCGGCGATTTCTCCGTCTGCTGGTACTGTGGGGCCATTCTCGAATACACCCCCACTCTGGAGCTTGTGGATGCTCGTCTCGACGATCTTGCCGAGATGCTCAGTGAGGATCCCAGCCAGTTTCATCACCTGATCGCGGTGCGCAATTCGATCCAGCAAAGAATCTCGAACTGAGGTGGCCTGAATGGGAACTCTACCGAACGTCGTCAACGGCAGCGCCAACATCGAGCTCGCGGACATCCAGCTGCTGGGCCCGCTGCTCGATCCGAAGTACACCGACGATGCGGCGGTGCAGCTGACCATTCAGGATGCGCGGCGGGCGCGGACCTGGCTCGATCAGAAGCAGTGGAATCTCAACTGGCGCGAGAGCGATGTGCTCTTCCAGTCGCCGCGCACCAATCAATCCTTCGAAGGCTCGACCGTGGCCCGCGCCAACATCTCGAGATTCCGTGTCGCGTCGACCGTCAACTCGCTGGTGCCCGCGATGAAGGGCGGGATCTTTTACGAGACGCCGCCATTCCTGATCAGGCCGAGGCCTGCGACCTCGCAGAACACCGCCCGCGCCAAGACCGCGCTCTTTGCCGCGCAGCTGGACAAAGCAAAATTCGAAGATGTGAGTGAGCGGGCCCTCGAGTACATGACCACCTTCGGCACCGTGATCGTGAAAGCGGGCTGGGAAAAAAACACCAAGATCAAAAAAGTGCGAGCCCCGAGAGCCGAGCCGGTTCGCATCAAGATCCCTCTCGGCGGCGAGATCGTAGCCCACACCAAGGAGTCCGATGAAGTTGTCGTCACCGAGCAGGAAGTCACCACGCAGAAGCTCACTCTCGAGATGTGCGAGCTTGGCTCAGTGCTCGTCGACCCGACGTGGAACGTCGCCAATTCGCTGCATGACAATGCGAAGTATGTGGTTCACGTCACCTATCCGACCTTCAAGGATCTGGACAATCTACGCGAGCAGAAGATCTTTGACGAGGACGGCAAACAGGTAGGCGGCTACGACATTCCCAGCGAAGAGGCGCTCCTCGAATACTTCTACGCGCACCAGGACAATGCCGCTGGGCAGATGAGCCAGGTGGCGGAAAACCTGGGCGGGCAGAACTACTCGATCCACCACGCGCAGCCGGAAGATGTGCCTGCCAGCGAGTCGCCCGTGGAGCGGCCCATTCAGTGCCTCGAGCGCACCGACGACACCTACGTCTACACCGTGCTCTGCCCCGATGGCAGCGACCGCGGGGTTTTGATTCGCACCGAAGAGCACGGGTTTCCGTTCATCAATTTCTTCGCGGCGAACTTCTGGAACATCCCGAACGCAGGCTTCGGCATCGGCTGCGGTCGACTCTCGGGAAGTACGCAGCGGATCGAGAAAGGCCTGATCGACGCGCTGCTCGACATCCTCTCCTTTGCCTGCAATCCGATGTACGCCAGGGATCGCGGAGCCAACGCGCCCACGCAGCAGATCCGCTCCCGCCTGGGCGGCATTGTGGACGTCGACACCCGGGGCAACCAGAGTGTGCGCGACGTCTTCGGCATCATCGAGCCGCCCCAGATCCCCAAGGACGTGTTCTCGGTGCTGCAGGAATCGGTGCAGAACGATCAGTCGACCACGGGCGCGGACGAGGCTTTCACCCAGGGCTCGCTGCCGGGCCGGGGAGGCAGCTCTGCGGCCCGCACCGCCACCGGGGCGGGTGGAATCATCGCCGCCAACGCCGGGCGCATCCAGGGGCCCGTGGGCCACTTTGTCAAAGGCATCCTGATCCCCGTGATCCAGCTGCTCGAGTGGTTCGTGAAGAACAAGCTCTCCCCCAAGGAGATTCGCGACACCCTGGGCGAGGAACTGGGAACCGCCTTCGAGCTCGACATGCAGAATTTCTACGAGTCCGAGGACCGCTACGAGTGCCTGGCCGGGGCGCACCTGGCCGCGAAGAAAGCCATGGCCCAGGCACTGCCGATGCTGATGCAAGTCCTCGAGAACCCGCAGATCGTCCAGGCCCTCACCGGCATGGGATATACCGTGGATGTACGCGAGCTACTCGCGATGTATATGGAAGTCACGGAGTGGCACAACTCGAGAGAGCTCATCCGGCCCATGACGCCGCAGGAAAGGCAAAACTTCATGCAGGCTAGCCAGGCCCAGTCCAAGGGCGCGGCCCAGATCCAGGCCATCGGCGCACGGCACCAGGCCAAAACCGCAGAAATTGATCAGTCGAACGAAGCCAAGCTGGCCCAGTCGCTGGTCGGCAAGGCCTCGGACGAGGCGGCACTCTGGGATGAACGTCGCTGGGATCGGGAGACGATCAATCAGAGCGTATATGCGCCCTCATAAAAAAGCCCACCAGACTTGAGCGAGATCTGGTGGGCTTTCCGCTTTTCAACTGCATAAGCCCCCACGGTCGGAGGAGCTCACCGGAAACTATAGCAACATGGGACGAGGTCCGCAATGGATACGGAACCCACGAAACACCAGGCACGGCTGTACTGGAAGAAGCGGCTTCACCTCTCTGAATATCAGACCAAGCACCTGACCATTCCGCTGATGGAGCAGCTGGTGAGGTGCAAAGACGAGGAAGCACGGCGCATCCTGATGAGAGCCAGAATGGAGGGACACGCATGGAGGTCAAACTCCGCACCACCCGAACCTTGAAGGTCACCGAAGAAAAGATTTCTGACGAAGAGCGGGCCATGCTGGCGCAGCTGTTCATGGATCCACGCTATATTGCTCTGGTAAATGTCATGGAAAGATCGTGTATAGCCCTCGACGGCTGCTTCATCAACGCGCCGGTCGGCAACCCCGAGGAAATCCTCGGGGCGCATGCGGTTTCCAGAGCGGCCTGGCTTTTCTTTACTTACGTTCAGCGCCAGGTGTTAAATTGCTACAACATGCAGCCCGGCGAAGAGGAAGAAGTTCCCGAGCCAAGCCTCAACGATATTCTCCAGGGGGTTGGGTAAGGTATGGCGAAGAACTGGTTCGATTTAGGCAACAACCGCTGGAAGCTGACCATCACCGATGATCAGAACCCCGACGCACCGCCCAGTGTGTATCGGGGCTCGAAAGACGAGATCGCAGACATGCTGGCCGACTCCCAGCACAACGCCAACCGGCGAATCGCCGAACTCAAAGGCAATGGCAATGGCAAGTCGGTTCACTTCGGGCCGGTCGCTGGTGACCCGAAACCCCTCTCCCCCAATGAACGCATGACCACGGTGGCCGAGCTTCAGGATCCGGCCACCGTCGACCAGGCTTTTTCGCGGTTGCATCAGGCCGCGACCGGCGAAACGCCGGAAGAGCAGCGGGATCGGCGCAAGCGCGAAGAGGAAGACAACTACAATCGCGTGGCCACCGACACCGCGCTGCAGTTTGCAAGAGACACGCCCGAGTACGTCATGACCCAGCACAACGCGAATACCATGGTGGCGTACATGCGCCTTCACGGCATGGATCTGACCAACATCGAAAACTTTCAGCAGGCCTTCGATCATCTCAGCGCAGAAAAACTTTTGCAGCGAGAGGCACCGGGGTCTGAAACCCAAACCGAGGAAGAGGAGGACGAAGTGACTGAGCGTAATGCTCCCACGCCCAAAGCACCTCCGAAGCCACCAGCCAGGATCTCGACCGGCATCCAGCAACGTGACATTTCTGGAACGCCGCCGAGGCCCACAACGAGGCTGAAATATTCACGGGAGCAACTGGATCAGATGGCGCCGCAGACATACAAACAACTCATGCTCACAGATCGTGCCGAGCTCGAGAAGTGCGAAGCGTACTATGCGAAGCGTCCACAGAAAGGCCAGCTAGTTCCCGCGCAGTAGCAGCCCCGAGAAGGGGAGCAGTGCGCCATGGCGGGTTACTCACCAGCATCGAACCTGACGAGTAATTTGACCCAGTCCCAGGTCAATTTTTACGATAAAAACTTTATACAAAATCTCAAAGCGGAGACTCCGCACTACCGTTGTGTAGAGCGCAGACCTCTGCCTGAGAACAGCGGCAACACTCTCAACCTTTTCGAGTACGTTCCCTTTGGTCCCGACCTCAGTCAGGCACCGGAAGGCACGGTCGAAGCGGGCGAGACGCTCACCGTACTGAGCGACAAGATTGTGATCGGCAACTTCGCAGATTACATTTCTTACAGCCGCTTCAGCATGCAACTGGCCATCGATCCTGCGCTTGAAAACGGATCGAAGGAATTGGCGTACCAATGTGCGCTGACCGTGGCCAACCTGATCAAGAACACCACCGACGCTTTAGTGAATGTGGACTCGAGCGTCTCCCAACCGAACGCCTACAACGTCCCGTTCAACAAGACCAACATCACCTCTGCCGTCGCTTCGCTGCGCCAACGCAACGTGCATCCGATGGAAGGTGGAAATTTCTGCGGCCTGGTTTGCGGCTTTGCCTGGGGCGATGCATTGAACGATGCATCGAACAACGGCATCACCGACATTCTGAAGCGCAGCGTCGAGGGCACCGATGTTCTGAAGGAGCTCCCCGGCGGCAAGGGCGAGTACGTCACGGCGATGGAGTGGAGCGGCGTCAAGTTTTATGAGACAACTGTCGTCACCCAGACTCCGAACTATCTGTCCCATGCCGGTGTCACCGCATTTCGCACCTACATCTATGGGGAAAATGCAGTGATCACGATCTCCATGGGCGCGAAAGAGAACACCAACCTCGGCGACGGTGACTGGAGAAATCTGAAAGTCATCGTGAAGCGGTACGACGACGCCAGTGTTTCTGACGCGGCCATGATGATCGGCGGCAGCGCAGCGTACAACTTTAACTTCGCAACCGGCGTCGTCCCCGACACCACAGGCCGGGCTCGTTATATCGACGCGCCCACGCTCATCACCTAGCAAAAAATCCGAGCGCCGGTCGATCTGAAAAAATCGCCCGGCCACTTTTTCAAACTTGAGGTTCACATGGCAAAAACAACCGTGAGCGAAGCCGAAGAAATCGAGCTCGAGTTCAAGCGGCTGCAGATCGAAATCATGCGTGATCAGATCAACTCCGTGAATGACAAGAAGTCGCGCAGCGCCGAGCAGCGCGAACGCGCCGTCGTCGAGTTCAAGAAGGGCCAGGCGATAGTGGCGCGGATCCAGGCGCGGTGCCAGCACAAGAAGGGTGGCCGCGACAATCGCTTCGCCAAAGGGAACGATGCGAACTATGCGGTGATCACCAACACCTATCCCTTCGGCGAGATCTGCGTGTCCTGCACCCGCTGCGGGAAGGAAGTGTGGCGACCGGACAAGAAGCTGAAGAAAGATAATCCCGAGCTCTACGCGACCATGATGGCCGAGTACAAAATCTGGTCGAACTATCCGACCGACAACACGCCATCGGGCTCGAAGATCTTCGAACTCGCGTCCTAAAGGAGGTATCGCCATGGCCCTGGTCGCAGCCCCCAAGGGCACCACCCCCAACACGCTCCTCAGTTACCCGCCCGGCAGCGTGATCGCGCCTGCGAGCGTCCCCGCTTCCACACAGGGCAACAAGAACACAACAGGCAACACCACCATCTACCAGGTGCCCTCATGAGCAAAGCGAAACCAAAAACCAAAGCGCAGCGCAAACCGCCGCCGCCCCCAAGGAGGAAGTCCATGCACCATCAGGATGAAGAAACCACCCAGCAGCAGACCGCTGCTCAACAGCCCGAAGACACTGCGCAGGAAGAAGGCATCGCCATAGAGAGGCCCAGGCACTACACGGGTGGAAATATTACGGAGGAAGGCAAGCGGATCCTCGAGGGCCGCGATCTGCCCAAGCCTGGCCAGCTGCAGGAAGGCGACCAGGAGCTCTACGACAACGGTCCCGCACCCCAAGAAGATCTGCCGCCCGCACCTGTAGGGATGAAGCCGAACGATCTGATCGCCATGCCGCCCGGCAGCGTGAACGCGCCGTCGAGCTTCCCTGGCGGTGCGCCACCGACCGATGTGGTGGTGCCAGAACCGGAAGAACCACCCGCAGAGTAAGGAGCGGCCATCTCAAACTCAACAACAAGCCTTCAGGCAGTCGTCGATTACATCTGTTCGCTGGGCGAGATGCAGCCCGTGATCCCGGCCTCGGGATTCGGCATCAACACTGCGCTCACCATGGCGACCGATGTGATGGCGGATCTCATTTCCCAAAGATTCAACTGGAAATGGAACCGCATGAAAGTTGCGCCGTTCTACACCATCTCCTGGCAGCAGGACTATGCGCAGCTGGCGAGCGCCTTTCCTGGGCCCATCGGCTGGCTCGAGGACGCGTACTGGGTGGACATCAACAACACTGCCCTTCCCAAACCCACCTACGGCATCGAGGTGAAGCGCGATCTGCCGCCCACCTCGATCTCGGGCAATCCACCAGGCAAGCTCTGCTGGCACTACAACGACCAGCTGAATCAGGGCGTCTGGCCTGGCCCCAATGTGAAGTACACAGTTCCTCTCGGTGCTCCTATCACACCAACGAACCCGATCACCAACATCCTCGACCCCAACGGGAACATCCTGGTGTTGACGACGTACGGCACGACCGGGTCCACGCCCCCCTCACTCGCCACGAACTCACCCGAAGGCACGACAGTGAACGACGGAAGCTGCATATGGACTGTGGCCGGGCCTCGGTCGCAGGGCTTCCGCCTTCTTCCTATGCCGCCGCAGCAAGGGGTCTGCTACCAGGTCAACGTGATCGCGCAGAAGCAGGCACCGCCGCCCTTCACCTCGATGCAGCAGTTTCTCGATCCGCTTCCTGACGATTACGCCAATCACTTCCGCACCGGCTTTTCGGTGTACTGCTACAAGCTCGCTCCCAATCCAAGTATTAGAAGTCTCTTTCCCGGCATGCATCAAAGCTGGCTCGCGGCTATCGAAGCCACCATGAAGCAGGGCGACCGCGAGATGGACAACGCAGGCTTCATTCCTGATCGCTCTATCATCGCGCCCCAGGGTGGAGCGGATATCGGACCCGCCAATCCGTATCTGTACAACGTGTATCCAGGGCGTTGATCGGGTATATACGGAGGATTTATGCCGCTCAAGGGCACCAAGAAGAAAATGTTCGACGAATTCCGCCACGGCAAGACCTTCAAAAAAACGGCCGCAAAATCCGGCAAGAAAAAAGCGGTGAAACAGATGGTCGCTGTGGTGCTCTCCACCAAACGCAAGCAGGCCGCGAAGAAAGCCGCCAAGAAACGGAAACGGAGCTGATCATTGCCATCAACCGTCACAGTGCAGAACACCGTGAACTGGATGCTGCCTCTGCTCGAGATGCAGCCTCTAGAGATAACGGGAATGGAACCGGTGCTCTCTTCCGCGCAGCTGGTGCTCTCGACGCTGCTGGGCCCGCCGCTGGTGTGGCCCTGGAATCGTTCTGTGCTGCCCTTCACGACCGCCAACCAGGACTATGCAGCGATCCTGCCCGATTTCAGTTTCCTCGAGGGCGGCACCGTGCAGCCTCAAACGGGCGGCAAGAGTTGGGAGCTCACGGTGAAGCTTCTGCTCCATTCCGACCAGAGCAGTGCCAGGCCGCAGTACATCGGCCCGCTGCTCGACGATGGCCAGGGCAACATCACCTTCCGCTTCTCTCCGTCGCCGGATCAGTCCTACAACGCCAAGCTGATCTATCAGCGCAACGCACCACGCATCCAGTCGCTGGCCGCGACCTGGGCCCCGGTTCCTGACGATATGTCCTACATGCCCATGTGGGGATTGCTGGCCATGATGTCGTTGATCGGCAACGACGCCCGGTTCAACGAATACAACACGAAGTTCGTCACCGCAGTGCTGGGGGCGCAGGGTGGTCTGACCGATCTCGAGAGGAACATTTTCATCGGCAACTGGATGCGTGTCGCATCGCAGATCACGTCCACGCAGATGGCCACCCAGGAGCGGTTCAAAGCGAGGGAGCAGTAATGCCGGAATCCCCGCTCCAGGCCGCAGGCGCACAGATACAACCGAGCGCCGCCGCGCCTCTGCACACCAATGAATTTTTCACTGGCCTGTGGACCCAGGGCTCGCCCTTCGGGCCGGGCGCAGTTCCCTTCCTTCAGTCCAAGTACTATTCCGCATCGCGCTACGACCGGCTGATCGGCGGCATCAACACCGAGATCACGGTCAGGCTCACGCTGGGCAGGCGACCGGGCAACTCGGTCTACAATCCCGGCCCCTTCCCTCCCATCAACAGGTTCTATCCGTTTCGCACTTTCGGCCCGGCAGGCGAGGCGATCCGTCTCATGGCCAGCTGCGATCCGGCGGGCGGCGGAACCCACGGCACGGTGCGCGAGGTGTCCGCGCCTGCGGTCAACACCATTCTTCAGACCAAGGATCCCGCCGCCGGTCGCACCAGCTTTGTGGGTGTGGGCAACGAGTTGTTCTGGGGCGACGGTGTCGCGACCAAGAAGTGGCTGGTGTCGCAGCAGGCCTGGAAGGCCGCGACCGCATTTCCTGTGGGCACTTTCATCATCGATTCGAACGGCAACGTGCAGGAGAGCGTGGGGGCGCAGACCGCGAACATCACGCATGTCCAAATCGATCTCCTGCACCTGGCAGGAGGAGCGACGGGGCGCAAGGTGACATTGTTTTTCGATCCGCTCACGCCGCTCGATATTCCGTCGAACATCAGCCTCACCCTTGCGGGCATGACCACGATCCCCGCGCTTAACGGCGCGACCAGCTACACCATCGCTCCGCAGAGCAGCCTGCAGGCCAATTTTGTTCTGGCCGGATTCGGTCTGCCGCCGGTCACCGCATACAGTGTCGAAACCGGCACCGCTACGACCGGCACCGGCATCACCGGAGGATCGCAGCCGGTATGGAATACCAACGTTGGGCTGGTCACCCAGGACGGCACCTTGCAGTGGGTGTGCAGAGGATCGGCGGTGACCGACTGGGGCACCATTGCTCCTCTCAGCGCACCCACCGTGAGCCAGGCTGTAGCCCCGACCACCTATCCCAGCTGGGCAGCGAACACCTGGTATTCGCCGCTGTTCGTGATCGTCGATTCGAATAGTAACCTGCAGCAGCTGACCACGGGCGGTGTCACCGGAGGAGCTCCTCCGGTCTGGAATGTCGCCCTCGGCGGCATCACCAACGACAACACCGCGAAATGGACGAACATGGGACCGGGCGCGTGGGCCGCGTCGACCGTGGTCGCCCTGGGCAAGCTGGTGGTGGCCAGCTACACGTACTACATCACCGTCACCCAGGATCAGGGCTACTGGAACGGGACCACGTATGTGCCGCGACCGACTCAGGTGCAGATCGCGGTCACTGTCACTTCCCTTTTTCAATGCGGCAAAGCTGGCACCACGGATCTGAATCAGCCTGCGTGGGTGAACGGGCTGAACACGCTCACCACCGAGGCGACCGGCGTGGTGTGGCAGAATCTCGGCACTCCGCAGACCTGGGCATTCTTCGGCCCGGCGGCGAATGTCTCGACCGCAACCACCATCGTCGATGCGAACGGCTACATCGAGGTCGCGCAGAACACCGGCAAGAGCGGGGCCACCGCGCCGAGCCCATGGCCTACGGATCCGAACGCCCAGGGCAAGCTCACCACCGATGGCAGCGTCACCTGGCTGAACGGCGGCGGCTATGCAGCTGCGCAGCCCCTGCCGTGGGTCTACGCCTACTCAGGCAAATCGAGTGTGACCCGCCACGTTGGAAATGCCAGCCCCCGGTCGATGCCCATCACCATCGCGGCGAACAGCCTGGCGGTGATCCAGGGCGTGGGCCCCACCGATCCCCAGGACGATCAGATCGTGATCTGGCGCACCAAGGGCGGCGGCAGCATTCTGTTCCAGCTGGACACCTTTGCCAATCCCGGCCCCGGTGTACCCTGGGTATATACCGACTCTACATCCGATACAGCCCTGACCGGCACTTCGCTGATCGCGCCTGAATTCGGCGGCGATATCACCCTGGGCAACTCCGACAACTCGCCGCCCGATCCGGCCTTCATCCCCTGCGCGTATTACCTGAACCGCATCTGGGGATTTGTGGGCAACGTGCTCAAGTACTCGGGCGGGCCCGACACGGGGACCGGATCCGGCAATGAGAGCTTCCCGCCCGACAACGAGTTCACGCTGCCTTCGACCGGCATCACCTGCTGGCCCACTTCGATTGGCCTGGTGGTGCTCACCAACTCCGACATGTGGGTTCTCTTGGGCCAGGGCACCTTCGACGGCAACGGCAATCCGGTGTCGCCGTTCTATCTCGTCAACTTCCAACAGGGCGTGGGAATCCTTTCGCAGGACGCGTTCTCGGTGAACGGATCGACGGCCTATGCGATGCTCGCATCGGGCCAGGTGATATCGATGGATCCCGGTGCCGGTGAAGTCGAGGTCGGCTTCCCCATCGGCAACATCTTCGACGATTTCATGAATCCGGCGACCGCGTACCTCGCCTGGCACCAGGGCAAGTCGAAGGACACCGCGCTCTACGTGGCCGATGGCTCGAGCTACTGGCACCGCATGGCGGCGGTGGCCGCGCCTGAAAGCGGGAACGTGTGGAGTCCTCCCGCGCAGATCACCTCGCCGGGCAAAGTGAAAGCGATTGCTTCGGTCGAGACGGCGCCAGGCATCAAGTCGCTGGTGCTGGGTCCATCGGTCGACGGCAATCCCATCCTGGTGCGCGACTACACCACCAATCAGGACGCGGGTGTTTCCTACCAGGCGAACGCCTACATCGCGAGCGTGGTGCTGGCGCAGCCAGGCCTGGTGGCCGGGGTTCAGTTCGTGGTCACCGAGGAGAAGATGATCGCGGGCGCATCTCCGCTCTCGGTGTCGATGCTCTATGACGAGATCCTCTCCATCGAGGTGCCGAGGACCGAGTTTCAGGTGCTGCGCAACATCACGGCGGATCCGCCCAATCTGCCCGCGCAGAAGTCGATCCGTTCGCAGCGCCTGTGGGCCGCGCAGGACGCCAACAGCGTCATCAAGTGCCGCCACTTTCAGCAGGCCATCCTGTGGCCCGCCGAGAATTTTCCCAATGAGATTTACACCAACACGGTGTACGGGCGGTTGCCCGAGAAAGCGAGACGCTGATGGCAAGGCTCAGACCGAATCCGACGAATCGGGCTGGGGGGCCGGGTGAACCTCCCCCGGTGTCCCGGCTCCCCCAGCTTCCTCCACCGCCGATTCAAGAAGGTGGTGGCGGTGTAGGGCCCTTGATGATCTCGAGCCTGCCGGTGCAGGCCTCGGGTGCCGACGTGTACTACCGGCAGTTCTACAGGCCAAGCAAGGTTCCATTCCGCCGGTACTTGCCCATTGTGCGGCAATAACGGGTAAATATGCGAGATATACAGGCAAAATTCGGAGACTTTACGCTGCGGTCGGTCGACCCCCAGGTCGACCACGCCTTGCTCGAGGCCTGGATTGATGAAGATCAGTACCACCGCATCACCATGTCTCCTGAGTTTTTCCTGGGCCAGCGCCCCGTGGGCGGCGGCGTCTGGGTGCCGGATCCGCGTCCTGGTTGCTACGCCATTGAGGACGAGAAAGGCGTTGTGATGTTCGTGCGACTGTCCAGGGCTGCACGGGTTCACATCCAGTTCATGCCGATAACCGGAGTTCTGCCAAGGACGCGGTCGGCGGCGGCACTACTCAACGGGATGCGGTTTCTCCAGGTTGGGTTGGCGCGGGCCGGTGCCGAGGAATGGATCTTCGCGACCGAGAACCATTCGCTGGCGGCACTGGCCAAGATGCGCCTGGGCTTCACAGCGAGCCCGCACGAATGGGTGAAGGGGATTGCGCCGCTCGATCCCGCTGAGCAGCAGCAAGAGGCCTCTCTGGGCCAGGAAGGGGGCAAGTGATGTGTGGTGGACCCTCAAGCACACAGATGAATTTGCAATCAGAAGAGGCCGATTTCTATAAGACCCAGATCGACGCCTACAAGACGGCCTATTCGAAATATTCAGACTTGAGCGATGCGATCCAGCAGCAGTTTGCGCCCATCCTCGCTGCGGGCCCCGGCCAGTACGGCTACACGCCCACCGAGGATGCGGACCTGCGCACCCAGGCCAGCGAGGGCACGGCGGAAAACTACGCGGCGGCGAGTCGCACTCTGGCCGAGCAGCGGGCCGCGCTGGGCGGCGGCACCAGCAATGTCAACTCGACCAGCGGAGCGGCAGGAGCGGAGCGGGCGCGTCTGGCAGGCCTGGCGGCTCGCACCGAGTCGCAGCAGAACCTGGGCATCACCACCAGCGGTTACGACCTGGGCCGGGAGATGTGGTCGAACGCGATGTCAGGAACCATGCAGCTGGCCGGGATGTGGAATCCGAATCAGTTCGCGGGATCGGCCACGGGTGCCGGTGGTCTGGCCTCAAACACAGCCAACACCATCACCCAGCAATCGCAGGCTGCATGGGGCAATGTGCTGGGGGCGCTGGGCGGGATCGCAGGCAATGTCACCAGCCCGAAAATCGGGGGCTGGGGGATTGGGTAAATAGGCTTGATTTGTAAATACGCGGTATAGGCGGTGTATATGCCCGATGGAGATGGAAGCAGCACAGGGATGCTCGACGAAGTTAGGCAGGGGACTGGGCCGGGTAATCCGCCACCTCCTCCGACCGATGTGGAGGCTGGCTTGGGGACGAGCCAGCCCCCACCTCTTGCCACACCGAAGCCGGTGGTCACACCGGGATCCGCCGCGCCCCCCGAGGTGCAGTATGCCGCGCCTGGGGACGATGCGCGGCTCGCCCACCTCAAGGCCGACAGCTATGGGACCAAGGTCTACCACGGGATCCTGAACGCCCTGGGCGGTGCGCAGGATGTGAGCTACAGCATCGATCCGGCCACCGGCAAGATGGTGCAGAGTACCGTTGCCAGCGGCCCTGGCACCCAGTGGAAGCGCATCATCTCGGGAGCTCTCACCGGCTACGCGGCGGGCGCAGGCCTGACCGGCCCCGGATCGACGGCGGCGAAATTTGGGCGCGGGATCCAGGCCGGTCAGCAGCAGGCCCAGCAGCAGGATCAGTCGAAGCGCCAGGAAGCCACCGAGGATTACGAGCGCGGGCAGAAGCTCGCCACCACCAATCTGCAACGTTCTCTGCTGACCCAGCAAGTGACCGAGGCCAGCTTCCGCAACACGCGCAGCCAGATCGAAGCAGCGGAGCATGACTCAGAGAACATGAACAAGTTTCATGACCTGATCGTGGCGGGTGGCGCGGGCACCAAAAACATGGGCCACTTCGATTCGCCCGAGGCAGTCAGAGCGGCCTTCGATAACGATCCCACGCTGCATGACAGCCATGTGCAGGGCCGCATCGTCTCGATCCCGCATGTGAACGAGCAGGGCAAGCTCGAGGGCGTCGACGCAGCCTACGTGACCAAGGGCTGGCTCGATGCGACCTACAAGAACGATCTGCCGGTCACGGTGAAGGGATGGAAGGATGGCAAGGCGACCGAGGAGACGTTCACCATTCCAGGCGGCTCGATCACCAACGACAAGGCCTCGCAGATCATCATGTCGCAGGGCAAGGACTCGATGGATCAGCATTGGAAAGAAACCAGCGAGCAACGTGCCGGGGAAGAAGCCAAAGCCAAGGAGGCGGGCGAATATGCGGGGGCTGGCGAGCATCGCGCCACCACCAGAAAAACCAACCTCGAATCGGACGTCCTCGAGAAGACCGGCGAACTTCCCGGCACCGCTGGCAAAGGCGGCGGCGTCATCGCCCCCGAGGACATGCCTGCCACCGTGCAAGCGGTGGGACAGGGGCGCGTGGGCCTGGGCGATCTGAACAGGCTTCTAGCGAAGAACCCCGGCCTGGCAGAAGAGATCGCCAAAACCTATCCCGACTTCCGCTCTGGAGCGGCGAAGAATTTCGACAAGCAGTATGCCAACTTCACTTCCGGTCAAACGGGTGGTGCTCTCAATGCCGCTGGAACCTCGGCGCAGCATCTGACCAGGCTCATGCAAATGAACACCACCGCCAGCCATATTCCCGGCACTCCAGCCTACCGGGCTTATCAAGCCCAGGTGCTGCCTGCGGCTGAAGAACTCTCGAAGTATTATGGCGGCGGCAAGGGCTCTGTCACCCTCACCCAGCACTACGAAAAGATTCTCGGCGGCATCGGGCCGGGCCGCGAGGATGCGATCTGGACGACGGCTGGCGCACTGGCCGATAAATTCTCCGAGTACCAGCAGCAGTGGCAGAATGCGCTGCCCAGCAAATCGTGGTCGATTCCCATGCCCACGGTTACGCCGGAAGCTCTGGCGGATCTCAAGGCCGTCGAAGATCACCTCGCGCAGCACGATCCGAAATATGTTCGCAGACTTCCTGTCACCCAGCCACAAGTAAGGCCCGCGCCCAATGCAATGGGTGCCGGGGCTACACCGCAGCAATCCCCGGTAAATACCGGAGCTACACCGCAGCTTCCTGATGCAGCAATGGCAACGTTGCGAGCAGCCGCTGGAAAGCCGGTCGCATTCAAGGGCAAGGGAGTGTGGGCCATCAGCCAGTCTGGGCAGGCCTACAAAGTCAGCGATTGAAAGGGAACTGAACCATGTCCGATTGGGTAGTCGACACCGAGAGAATGGGCGCGGCCCCCGCAGCAGCTGCTCCTTCCGCCACGCCTTCCGCCACGCCTGGAGGAGGAGATCAGTGGGAGGTGGACACCAGCCGCACCTCGCCCGCCACCACGCAGCCGACCGAGGATCATGTCGACACCTGGCTTCAGCGCCATCCCATTCTCGGTGCGCCTCTCAATCTGCTGGCTGGTGCCGGTGCGGGTGTAGAGGATACTGCCGCAGGCCTGGACAAGCTGGGACGCAAAGTGGTGGGCGCGAAGAACCAGGAAGACTGGTTGACACGCGAGGCGGCGAAACCCACAGAGGGAACCGTGCAGTCTGTCGGCAAAGGTGCCGAGAGCGTGGGCGAATTTTTCTCGGGAGAAGAATTGCTGGGCATGCTGGGCCGCACCGGCACGGTGATGAACGCCGCCGACAAGCTGAAGAACGCCACGCAGATCGCATCGCTTTTGAACAAGAGTCCCTATCTGGCCAAGGTTCTGAAGATCGGCATGGAGACGGTGAAGGCAGGCGCTCTGGGCGCTACGCAGGAGTATGCCAAGACCGGCGGCGATACCGACCAGGCCGCAGGCACCGGCCTGGTGACCGGCGCGGGCACCGCCTTGCTGGGTGGCGCAGGCCTGGCTGGTAAAGCGATGCTCGATCTCGCTCCGGTTCAGAGGATGATCGAGGGCGTTAACATCCCTGGGCTGGTATCGCAGATGGGCAAGAGCGGGCGTTTCATCGAGGGCGGCGACATCTCCGAAGTCGCTCCCCAGATCGCGGGGCAGCAGC